TGCTAATTCTTTTGCTGCATCCTTGCAAAACTTATCTAAATCAATCTTTGTAAGCTTCTCCATCTTTTTACAAACTCTTTTAAACTCTCTAAAATCAACACTGCCCCATCTAGCCATTATGCTTTATCCTTAAATAGCTCAAGTATTATTTCTTGATGATTTGGATATATAGCAGATTCTCCACTTCTTACATACTCTTTATCATTTATAATAAGTTTTGAACCTGCTTTAATTTCTATATCTGGAGATATAAAGAGTTTAATAGTTTGCTCTAGCTTAGCCACTTTTCCATCTGTAGCAGAAACTATATTCTTATATGAAAGCTTACAAGATTGATTTTCCAACACTACTATTTCTTTGTTATTAGTTCTCTTTGTTATAGGGTCTTTGATTGGCTGATACTCAACTATAGTACATTTATCTCTATATAACATTTCTATTGCTTTTCTAGTCTTATCCATCATTATTTCCACCTAATTTTTCTGTATCTATTTAATTGTGACTTATAATCTTTAAGTAAAGATTCTTTAAATTCACTAGCTGAACTTCTATAGGAGACTGATGTATCGCCCTCGCTTATAGAAGAAATAGAGCCTAGTGCAATATCTTCGCTTCCTAGACTCTCATTTTTATACATATCTATAGCCATTCTTAAAATAGTACTATTTAATTGTTCTGGTATAGTAGGTACATTACAATAGTTTTTGACCATTTCTTCTACATCTTCTAGTATAAACTCTAGTATTGTATCTTTTGAATCATCTTCTCTACTAAACCCTAAAAGCTTTTTTAGTCTTTTAACTTCCATATCAACACCTCTAATTTATTGTACCCATAAACACTTGGTCAGCATAAGGAAAACTAGGTAATGCTGTTGCAACTGCTTTTATCCACTTAGCAACTGGGTCAGCAGTAGAGTATTGTTCTACAATTATATTTCCAACTGAACTAATATCTATTGCTGGGTTTTTTCTAAGTTCTAATTCCTCTGCTGTTAGCCCAAAGAAAGTATCTCCCATCTTGCCGTCAGGCATAAGAATAAACTTATTTTCATCTAAGAATCTCTTTGTTGTGTACTTACCATCCTTGCCTTGTACTCTGTATCTTTCATCATAAGTAAAAATAGGAGGAAGAGATTGAGAAACTAAAAATGTATTTAATTCATTTAAAGTAAGTAGTTTATCACTATTTACACCAAATATAGCTTTTCTTAGTTTTTCATCTCTTAAGATTATATTTAAAATAGTTTTAGAAGTTAATGACCTTGTTGGAGTAAATCCAGTATCAACAACTATTTTATCAGTCATATTATAAATATCTCCTAATATATCTGGTGTTCCACTAGACCAAGTTTTTGTTTCTTTATGATTTGTTGGAGTTCCATATTTTAAAGAAGCTTTAACTCCATTTTCATTTATATTAAGTTCTCCAGTTGATAAAACTTCCATTCTCATTGCTTCTATTCTAGTATTTACACTTGATACAAGGTTATCAACATCATTAAATATTTGATTTATCATTTGAGTTTCTTCTTGTGAGTTTCTTGGCTCTTCAAGTACAATTATATCTTTTTCATCTAGTTTAATTTTTCTTTTCACAAGTGCAAGTTCAGCAATACTTAAATTAGCACCTTCTCTTGATGCAATCTCTGCTTCTGTATCAAAAGCATGAACACTTGCTGATACTGGAAGATTAGATGCACCTTTTATCATCTTTATTTCAAGTCCTTCTATCTTTTGAGTTGGAAATAATAAATCTCCCATTGTTTCTTTTAATTTTCTAGTCTTTGTATAGTTTATCAGCTCTTGAACTGACAATAATTCTTCTACTCTTGCCATATTTCATCCTCCTACATAAATTTAATATTTGGTAATTTTGTCTTTATAGTTTCTATAGCTTCTTTTACATACTCACCTTGCAATCTTTCAATTATTACATAGCCTTCCACCATTGATGCAACTGGTTGTGGTCCATAAGTAACATCTACAGTTGAAAAAACTATTCCTACAGGGTCTTCTGATAATGTGTATGTATAACTACCCGAAGAACCTCCTCTAGTTATCTTTACCACTTTGCCACTCTCACCTAATAAACTACCTGCTAACACATATTTCTTTCCATTTTCATCAGCCACTACATCTGTATCTAATGCTGTTTTTGAAAAGTTAATATAGTGTTGAGAAGCTAAAAACTCTGGTGTGTTATTAAAATTTACCTCTTTAAAATACATACTTTATCCTCCTTTTTATTTTATACTCCATGCGTCAGCATATGGATTTTTAGAACCTTCCTCATTCTTTTCTTTAGCAATATTTTCAGCTCTACTTAATGTATTTTTATTGCCATTATCGGGGCTGTAATTTATCTTAGTCTCTCCTGTTTTTATTAAGAAAGATTTTTGAGTTAACCAAGTATCAGTCTGTTCCTTTAGTCCTGTAAAAGTACCATTTTCATATTTTATTTTTTCTAAATCAAGTTCTGCTTTTGCTGCTTTAGTGCTATGAACATTAAGTTTAATAAGTTCATTTTCTAATGCCATATCAAACTCTTTTTGTTCTTTTTCCTTTAATTTATTTTGATATTCTTCATCTTTTGCAGTTAATTTAGTCTCATAGCCTTTTTTAAGCTCTTCAATCTGCTCTTTTGTCATTCCATCCTTAAAACCTTCAATTGCTTCTTTTGATGCTTTTAATTCTTCTTTTACCTTTTCATACTCAATTTTATTAATATAATTTTCTAATTCTTTTAATGATTCAGCTTCTACTTTCTTTGCATCTTCTTCACTAAGCCCTAATACAATTAATTCACCTTTTTTCATTTTATTTAATTCTCCTTTCATTTCTTACAAAATAAAAAAGTCTCTTAAAGACTTTCATCTAATGATTTATTTAATTCTTCCATTACTCTCTTTAAAATTTCATCAGAAACTTTATCTATATTAGCTTTATTTTCTTTTTTTAATTTATTACAAAGAATACCTACATTAACATTAGCAATACAATTAATAACGATTTGTACTACACAAACTACAACTATAACTTGAGTTAATATACACATTAAAATCACCTACCTTGTTTAAATTTTTACATAATAAAAGCACCTACTAATTTATTATTTAGCAAGTGCTTTTATATTACTTTTTTACCTTTTTCATAAGCCTCTTTAGCTTCTTTTAATGACATTTTATTTGGTCCTTTGTAATTAGTTTCTTTTGGTCCACTGTTTTGCCAATTACAATTATCACAAATATCAAATACATCTACATCTTTACCACATACTGGACAATTCATGTCTAAACCTCCTTATATTCTTTTATTTGTTCTAGCCAGTAATTATAACCTTCTTTTGGTTTAAATAAGGTTGATATTTTACCATCAGCTCTTCCAACAGCAAAATCATTAGTACTCTTTCTATATTTAAATAAAAAGTTATCTTTACTTAAAAATCCTTCTACATCATTACTTAATTGCTCTGATAACAAATTTCTTGCAGTAGATAAATATTCTTCAGCAGTTATATTTCCATATTCATTTAAGTGTTTTTCTACATGCTTTTTAAATTTCTTTTCAGTTGGGAAATCTGCTTTTAACCAACTCTTATTACTTAGTATATCATCTTTTTTATCAGTTATAAATGTCTTTTCATACCATTCTTTATATTTCATACCAGATGGCAAATAATATGTTTTCCCATTGTCATCTCTTGCTGCTCTATAGCCTTCTTCATCCTCGAACCAAGGAGCTGTTGTTGTCCTACAACGACAATGAAATGGTGGAGCTGTTATTCCAACTTGATAATCTTTCATATCAAATATTTTTCCATCCAGCTCTCTGCATATATTTGAAGTTCTTAAATCTAATGTAGCAATAATCTCATATTTCTCTACATCTAAATCACTAAAACAATCTTTTCTACTTGCTGATGCAAAGAAAGCTGATTCAGTCATTATTAAATTCTTAGCTTGTGACTTAGATACCTAAATCTCTTAGCAAAGTCATTTACTAAATTTTTTGGATTTTCACCTCTAATAATTGATTGAGTTAGCTTAGTATGTAGTTCATTTACTAAAATAGGTCTATACTTACCCCAAATTCTTTCACTAAAGTTTAATCCATCTGTAGTCCAAGGCTTAGAAATAACTTTATTTATTCTGTTAGTATCAAGACTCATTAAACTCCAACCAACGTTTACTCCTTGTTGAACATTAAAAGCTGTATGATAATATCCACTTGTATAAATATGTCTCATTAATTTATCAATACCATCAAGTTCATTTCCATAAAGCACTTCCACTTGTTGCTGTATTTGTAACTTTAAAGCTTCAAGCCTTGTTATATGAACTCTTGCACTAGCATTTTCTAACTCTTTCATCCACTTTTGATTTATAGCATTTTCTTTACCATATTTAATATATTCTTCTACACTCCATTTAAACTCTTCTAGCTCCCTTTTATTTAATAGTTTCTTAGCTTCTAATAAAGATATTCCTTCGTTTTTAGCAAATCTGTTGTACCATGCTAATATATCTTTTTCTATACTATTCATAGCTAGTTTATATTGTTTTTCTAATTCAAGATAATATTTTATGCTCTTATTATTTTGTGCTTCTTCTAATTGTTCAAATCTCTTCTTCCAATAATCTTTATGTTTCATCTATAACACCATCTTGATTGTTAGGAATTACATTATTGTATTCTTGATTGCTATCTTCCTTTTCTTTTTTAATCTGTTTTTCTTCTTCCTCTGCATTATCTACAAGCGGATGATTTTTTAAATTAGTCTTTTCTGATATTATTCCAACACTCTTAGAGCATATCTCAGCTAGTTCTAAATCATTTTGAATCATATTCCTAGTCCAAGTTTGTAAAACTCTTTTAGGCGAATATCCTAAATGTCTGCATATCATTCTTACTAGTTTAGCAAACCCTAATCTAAACTCTGTTTCCATAAGTCCTGCTTTTAATTCTAACAAAGTGTACAAGAATTTGAGTGCTACACCACTTGTATTGGCAAAATTTTCGGGTTTAGGGTCAACTCCTTGACCTTGTACATATATTTGCTTTTCAGTTGTTTTAAGAAGTGAATCTCGAGCTTCAATTGGAATATTTATTGTAATTGTACTTAACCCACTCTTATCATCTGCACCACTACTTTGTAAATCAATAGTTTTATATTCTTTAAGTCCTTTTAAGAACTCTGTTAAGTCTGCACCTCCATAGTTTGTAAGAACAAAAATAACTTCTTGTATATCTTCAATATCATTCACAAAACCGCTATAAACTTTGTCATATACATCAATGAGGTGTTTAACATTATCTAAATCTCTTACCTCTAAATCATTGTTTAGAAATTCGATAAATGGAACTTCCCCAAAATTGTGTCTATATACATTAGTTTGAGTTTCAAGTTTATTATCTAAATTTTTCTCTATAAATTTATTAAGTATCTCCAATCCATTGATATTACTATTTCCATCTTTATTTTGATAAGTATAACAACATTCATCTGTCCAATACTCATAAATTACATATTCTTTTCCTTTATCATCAGTCTTTTTATATTCTCTAAGTACTGCAAGAAGCTTTCTGTTTAAATCTGATGAATATACTGCTCTTATTTGGCGAGGGTCTATATTAGTATATTGAAAGTCGTTGTTATCATCCTCCCAAACATGTAACCATGCTTTAGAGCATATACTAGCATTTTTGCCAAGTGTTTTAGCTTCTTTTGGGTATCTATCGCTTAAAATATCAGTTATTTTTGAATTTATACCATCATCTCCAACATCAAATGTAGGAGGATAAGTAAATAGATATGATATTTTTTGATTCACTAAAAATCCAAACCAATTAAATGGTATTCTATTATCTGCATTTCTTAGTGGATTATTGGCTGTATTTACTTTGCCAACATTATTAGGGCTTCTATCTCTTATAATGTCATTTTCATTTTTATAGTATTTTTCAGCTTCATCAGCTTTTTTAACAAAGTTACTATGTTTACTATTAGTTTGTTCAATTAACTTTTTTATTACATCTAGTTCCAATTTATCACCTTCTTCCATTTGGAGTAAGTATTCTAACCCCATTATTTTTAAGCTTATTATCTATAGAATACCTAAGAGCTGCCATTGCATCATCCATAAACTCAACTGGTTCATCAAGATATAATCCAGTTCTTTCGTCTTGTTTCCATTTCCATTGTTGTATTTCTTTTATGGTATTAGTGCAACTAGGATGTACATGTATTCTTAATTGTTTCAAATAATCTATTTGAGCTTTAACACTTCCTGGTCCTTTTTTAACTCCTTTAGCTTTATATCCTGCACTCTTCCACATCTTAATTCTATCTGGTTCAGCACTATCACAGTACATAAATAGATTCTTTTCTAAACCTCTACTATTTGCAATCTTTATGATTTCAGAGGTATCCATCTCATGTACATATATTTCATTACATATATATAACTCTCCATCCTTAAAGCCAATTCTAAGTACTACATTTGCATGGTTAAATCCAAAGTCT